CTGTACCTTGAACCATGGAGCCGTGGAATACTTCATGGACTGGTATTTCTCGAAGTTACGGAGTGACAGGAATCGTTGTGCCATTATTCCTCTTCTATTCGCTCTGGTGCTTCAGCAAATGACTCCGCTTCCCAGGCTTCAGAGAACTCCTGATTAGCGAACATTTCAGCCAGCCCAGAGATTTGATAGAGTCTTAAGACTTCATCGGCATCCATACCAAGCTCGCGAGCAATCTTCTTATCTGTCCAGTTTCTTCGTTTGAGTTCGACGACAATGCTCGACATCGCATCAATCCGATGCTTGCCCCTGGCTCGGTTATGTCGAATGGTTGCAGCAATTCTGTCGGCTTTGTCTGTTCGTTCTTGATTGATCGTGACAACAGGCAAATATCCTTGCACTCGCAATCGAACCGGCGCACTTTCCTTCCCGACTCTGTTTCGATGGAATCCATCAACCACCTCTCTCACATCCTCACGGAGAAACGTCACAATTGGCTGTGTATAGCCATCTTCCATGATGGAATGCTCTAGCAGCTGCATTTCTGGCGGTGCTACTGAGTTAGGGTTGTAATCGTTGGCCGTGACAGCATCGGCCGGCACCCAGAGCACGCAATCAACTGGCTCTGATTTGAATGGACTCTGTGAATGGATAGCTAATTTAATCTCGTTAATTGCCTCTATTTTTTCCGGTGTCGGCAGCGTGTCTAGTAGCTTAAGGTGCGATTGAATATTGAAGAGAATAATGTCCTTCTGTGTCATTGGCTCACCTCATCACTCAGCAATCCCCATTCCTTCCGACGCTTCCGCATAAGGTCCATGTATTTGTTGTAAGCACTGCTTTTGGTGGGACTAAAGCCAATGGTCTTGCACCAGAAATCGTTACGCAGTAAGGCTTTACAGAGACGCCTCCAGCTTGGCATTAAACCTTTGCCTTCCAGTACATGATCGGCACAGTCTGGGATGCCATCGGGATAGCCCCTAGTTGAATACCACTTGAGATATTTGGCTATCTTGTTTTTGTAATGCTCAGAGGTATGCGGAGGCATGGTGTTAAGCAGCAGCATCGAGAAGGATTGCCATGTATAGCCCTTAGGTAACTCTACCGTATGCAGCCCCAGTACATTGCCTCTCTCGTTGGAATAGATTGCCCCGGTATTTGCGCCGGCTACCCTGAGTGACATCTTGGCCCATAGCTGAGGCTCAATAACCTGATACAGCCAGAGTCCTTGCCGCTGGGTATCGCCAAACGGTTCATCTATTCGCATCTGATGAATGGACATTCCGGCCTGATACATCATGTCGTAGAGCTTGTTGTATGGCTTCCTAAACTTGCCGCAGTAAATCCAATCATCCTTGGTCTGCCAGTCGTAAATGGGGTAGATGTTCCAGACGTTATCCACTACGTTCGTGGTCCAGGCTCGCCCTTCCATCTTTGGCTTTTCTCTCGCAACTGTGCGGTATCGGTTCAAGCTTTCATCGGTGCGTATTCCAACAAAGCAGCCACATGATTCGTTCTGGCTGTACCACTTGCCGAAGAGAGGTGTGAACTCTTCAAACAGCATGTTCTGGTAGTAGAACGGGAAATAGGCTTTGTCTTGAATGGAGAACAGTTCTTTCTCCCGTACCCAGAGGCTTTGCTTGGTCTCATCCCATGCGGTCCACTCCGGTTCAAACTGGCTGCATCCGTTCCATGTTCTGATCGGAATAGCGACCCAGTACGGTTCGATCCATTCGCTGTAGAGTTGGTACATGGCTCGGATGTGATCTATCGTCATGGTGAACTGGCATTCCCAATCAATGAACAGCACACCCACCTTGCGCTGCCGTTTCTGCGCTTCCTCCATAACGAGGTGGAGAAGCACAGTGCTATCCTTGCCCCCACTGAATGAAATATAGAGCCGCTTGAAGGTATCGAACGACCAGCTAATCCGCTCGCGTGAAGCGGTCAGTACATCTATCCCTAGCCCTCGCTTTGGCATGGTGCCTCCAGTGCAAGATGTTTGCGCTCCCATTCAGCAATCGCACGGTCAGCCGCACGATTAGCCTTGTCCTGTTCATCTTGCGTAAGAGTATGCCATGCGAGGCGGGTCAAATCCTCTGGGGAGTTCACTGCAATACAGCAGCCGGCATGCCCCATCCAGGCTTGCCGGTTGAATGTGCCGGTTAAATGATGTTCGCAGGAGTGAGGCCACTCGATAGTGGCCCGTTGCATAGCGAGGAAGAATGCATCAGCATCCTTCATCAGTGCAGCGGCTTGGTCTACGTACTGTTGACGTTCACCAACTGGCACATTGCGCCACATGCCAGACTTGATCTCTTCCCACTTCTCGTAGTGGTGATAGACTCGCTTCATTTCATCACCAATACGCTTCCGGTTATCTGTGCAGCCGCTAGCCAGTACCACGCCTTTGCATAGTTCCGTTCGTAGACAAAAACGCAGGCAATCACCACGTAGAACACCAGCAGGACTTTCATTAATGTATTGCCAGTCATAATCTCTTCACCGTCACCATCGCCATAGGATGCTCACGGTCCATGGGGAACTCATGCCATTGGCAGTCTCGGATTAGGCCGTCATTCTTCACCACTCCAGACCTCTCTAGGACATGGCACAACGCATCCAATAATCCAGGCACATCGCGCACAATGCGGTCTCCTGGCGTGTAGTCCACTACCAACCCGCACTTCTCAGTAACGGGCCAATAGCCGATCCCCAGATTGGGAATCCAACTCATTTGCTCAGCTATCTGCTTCATCACATCGTCTCGCCAGCCAGGGAACCTGCTTTTAGGGTCTGGGAAACGCTTTCCTGTTCGCGTCACTATGATTCTATTCTTTCCTGAAGGGAGCTGGCCCATGAGCTTAAACGTCATTGTGGTTGCTCCAGTGGACCGGCCCATTGGCCAGTACCATGTCCAAACATCACATCTTCATTTATTAGGCGACCATCACCGCACGCCATGAGCATCCGAGGTCCGATGAAGTACGCAATCTCACATGCCTTCTCTTCGCTGCCTCGCCACCAGTACCAACCTGGTATAGTCGGCTTCTCATTAGTCCACATCACTTACCCCCACCAATTTCTTGCGCTTGTAGTTGGCTTGGCGGTCCAGACATACATTGCAAGCAAGGTTGCTGCGTTCAATGTTGGGAGGACGACGGCCGCAATAGTAGCAACGGGTGCGCTCTCTCACTTCGGGCCTGATGTCATTTGCCGGCCGATATGAACAGCAATAACAAACGTACTCATCGTGGTTGAGAATGATGATGTTGTTACAACGCGGGCATTTGTCCAGCATTGTCAGCCTCCATCTCAAATTGTGCTTGTGCATCACGGCGGTCTAACTCCATCTTAGCCAGTTCCCTGTAGGTATCCTGTGGGCCCTGCTTCTCGTACCATTCCAGGTAGCTACCATCTACTTCTCGAATGTCCTTACCTCTATGTGGTGCCTTGCCAGCGTTCCAAATAATAGGGCCAGAGCTATCCTGTGCTTGTGGAGGGGCAACGGCAGCAGGAGGCAGCTGCGTTACAGGTCCGTTCTCTGGCTTGTCTATGACCACCTTCGCTCCCGGTATGGTTTCAATCTCCGTTTCATCCAACATGCCTAAGCCGCAGATTGAGAGCGTGACCCTACGTTTCGCCTTCGTCTCAGCCTTCATCATGGCGTTCGCTTTGGCTTCACCTTGGAGATTCTGGATTGGTACTGCTCCAATGCTTTCATCGCATCGAGCAGAGATTTTCTCTCTGCCTTCGTAAGCCTTCGCGGTAACAACGTAGACGCCATCCACAACCTCCCTTGAGGAAATCTCAACGCTGATTGTGCGATTAGTCCGTAACTGCTCAGTGCAATCCTTCCGTGCATACAACGTGAGCTTGCCGTTCAGTTGGATGTACTCGAAGGGGCGGGTTAAGGGATTCAGGCCAAGGCTATTGCATACTGAGTTATAGAATGAGAGGCGTTCACTAGATGAGAGCTTCGATAGATCCCCACCTAATAACGCCTTCTCCTGTAAATCTGCTGGCACTTGTACGCGGTCATTTGTTGTCGTTACTGCTGTCGTCATTCTTTCTCCCTCCGTGATTGCCATAACTTCCTGACTTCTGTAACGCTTGCACCATTTCGCTCTCGACTCGTAGATTCCAGTCCATCAGCCACTGGAGACGGGCTAAGGTTTCTGCATCGCCTTCCCAGTGCATCCGCTTTAAGACGTAAGGCTTCATTTCAACCTCATGTAATAGAACAGGGCGCAGCGTTGACAGAGACAGCCATAATGATGGCCCGTGCTGTAGCTACTGCCATCGTCGTTGTGCTCTTGGTCGCAGTCGTCGTCATGACAGGCCAACGTGCGGTAGAGCTTCTTGAGTTCATAGGTCTTTTTCTCTGGCGTCATGTTCTGCCCATTCATCCTCTCGCTCCCTGAACCATTCACGGCATTCATCACAGTCACATCCTGGTTTATGCCAAATCTGACATAATTCGTCGTCATCCCCTGTCGTCATGGTGCGACTTAATCTCTCGGTACAGGCGGTTCTGTATGACCATCTGTTCCCTCAACCACTCCACATGCTCAGGGGTCAGTGAATCCACTGGCCGCCTCGCTGCGGCAAACATTTCAGCATGGGTTCTCTCAGCGAACTTCTGCATGGCAGGATAGAGGCGTTCATCCCAACAGGTTCTTGATGCTCGTTGCATTAGCGCACCCCCATGTAGAGCAAGGCGTAGAGCACAGAGAACAACCAGCCCAGGAGTAATAAAATGACCAGCAATCTCGCTTTAGCTAAGGCGCTCACGTTTCCTCCTCCCTTCCTCTTCGCCCCTACAGGCCACGCAGACCGTTTGACCATGGTAATTTTCAAAGAAGTAATGCCCAGACCGACACTTGCGGCAGGTAATCTGTTTGTAGGTATGAATCAGGAGCTTGCCGTCGACATAATGCATTTCGTAGTCTTTCATGGCTTCTCCTTAGCGTTTGCCAGCTTCAAGAATTGGCAAGCCTGCTTCAGTTGGGATGTAGATAGTTTCCTTCTTGCTGTCGGCCATGTGTTCAATCCATAGCCAGCGGAGATAGCTCTCGTTATTCTTGAGCGAGTCACCAATGATCTTGTTCGCCTTCGCCACACCATCAGCCCGTAGCACCTCTGCATCGGCAAGCAATGACGCCGACTCCTTCTTAGCCATTGCACCCTGAACAGCCACCTGCTTTTCATACTTCTGCTTCTCAAGCTCAGCCTCACCCGCAAGGCGCTGCTGATAGACGTTGTATTGCGGATAGCCGAAACACCCACCAACGATGAGGAACAGCACGATAACAGCTGCGAATAGGAACCCCATTGCATCACTCATGGCTTCTTCACCTCCAACTTCTTCCACACGTTTCTGGCTAACTTATTCATGGCATTCTTGCGAGCACTACGCCGTCGCGCTTGTCTGTACTTGCGGTCAGTGACAGGCTTCTCACTCACTGCTTCACACGCTGAATCTGCATGAAGAAGGCTTCCGGTTCGTTCGGGATGTAACGCACTTCCCTCCATGTCTCTGGGAAATCTTCCATCGGCTCAAGCACGATGCCGCGCTGCTCGCTCCCTTGATAGCCAGTGATAACTCTGATACTCGGTTCCCACACGCTCATAGCAACAACTCCCACTCCCTAGAAGGTACGGCTCCTTAATGGACCGGGTGAGGTAACACTAAGAAGCCGTGACCTCTCCTGATCGCTGCTGTCGGACAGCGAGGTGCTTTCAGCGGATAAGCACCAACCGTGTCTCATGCCAGTATCAGAATCGCCAAGATCAAATTGAGCAGAATGAGAATGTAGAAGAAATCCTTAGCCTCAATCACCTCCACCCAGGACATCTCCTGAGCTTCCTGAATCCACTTGGTACGCTTATCGGTGGCGTAATCGGTCATGGTTCCCCCCTTTCATGCCTGACACCATTATGTAAGCAAAGAACCCGATGAGACCGGACCAGAACAGCGGGGCGACAACGAGGACATCGAACCAGAAGCTGCTCATGGCAGAACCTCCTAGTTTGAGGGTGACTTCTCGAAATGCCTGCGGAGGACTTCATCAATGAAGGCGCTTACGGTGGTACGCTTAGAGGCTTTCTCTACCTCTTTCTGAATACGCTTCTTCACGGCTGGGCTAACGTAGGCAACGATTTGCGCCAATTTGGTGGGCATCTGCTTCCTCCTGTTATGCCCTACTATGCCATATCATGCCCTAATATGCAAGGGCTTTCCCCAGTAGACAGTAAATATATTTCCTTGGTGGGGAGACCCCTACTAGAGAGGGATGTCTAAGACTGTTGACAGGTAGTAGGGCATAGTGCCATACTTTGAGCCATGCAACTGTACTGTGCAGGAAAGGGGGTGAGTCCTTTGGCGACTAAATCGCGTATGCAGGTTGTCGGTTATGTCCCGGCAAGTGTGAAGAATGATTTAATGGAGATTAAAGCGACCTCTGATCGTCTGACAGAGAGCGCCTTAGTGGAAAGGGCATTGATTATTGCCATGCCGCAGTTGAGGGCATTGTATGGTGTTTTCCCTCAGCCTACTCGAGTAGCCCACGGCAAGAGACGGAATCCTGCCGCTTGAGTAGGCAGTCTTTAGGGCTTTGGAAGTGGATAGTATATGAGACGTTTCGTGGTCGGTGCGAGTCCAGTGCATTGTATACCGTATAAAATGGAGAAGAAAGTGGGTCGAAACAGCCAGAGCGGTAAGGTGAATATGAAGATTGGGGAAAGTGGGCACGTGATGCACTGTTCAGAAAAGGAGGTGTCATGGCGCAATCAATCATCAGCGAGTTGGTAGTTGTCGCAAAGGATGTGATGGCACTAGTGGACATACTGGAACGCAACAACGTGGAGCTTCCCTACTTCGTCAAAATGACATTGCCATCGCTCAAGGTTGCCGCAGCAGAAGCGATCTCGAAAACATTGGGAGGTGGATAGTGACGAGACGAATCTTAACCGTCGCTGAGTTCCGCGAGCTGTGCCTCAAGGAACCGTATCCATATATAGGGCTGATAACGCATGACCTGGCGTTGCGGGAACAGAATCGGGAATTGTGGGAAGCATTAGAGGCGATAAGGGACATCAACCTCAGCCTGGGGGATGACATCAGCCCTGTGCTAGAAGTTGCTTTGCTGAGGATCGAAAAGCTCATTGCCAAAGCTCACGGCGAGTCAGTCAAAGCATGATGGTCTACGTATTGCTACTGAACAGTGCAGGGACAGTATGGGCGTGCAAAAATAAATCTGGGGCAGACCATGAAAGGCCGGCCATCATGGGAAAGGCAACCAGGGTTTTATTGACTCTCAGAGCCAAGTTGCGGCTAGTCAAGGATCGGTGCAACAGACTGAGAAAAGGTATGCACGCTCAGAAGCTCCTGTTAGACCATTGCTGCGCCGTAAGAGACGAACTGGAGCGGCTTGTAGAAGAATTGCGACAGAAAAAGAATGATAGGGAGAATACGTAGAGCATGTACGTAGTTGCCCTAATTACAACTAGGGAGACCCCTAGGGTACAAAGCCTCCCGCATTAGGGGGACGCTGTTGTACTTCGCGTCCCAATTATTACACCTTGTCGGAGGTACTATGGACGCTTTGATGCAGGAGTTTAAGGAGTGTCACGTTGCCAATCTCTCGGTACGCCGAGAGTTTGAATGGGTCATTGCCAAATACTTTGGCCCACTCAAAGCCTATTCAATAGAGGCGGTGACACCCTTGGTCGTGGAGAAGTGGTATCACAACATCGGGAAGCATTCGCAGTCCCAGGCGAATAAGTCCCTGTCAATTCTTCGCACCATGTTTGATAAGGCGCGGGACTGGAAGATGTACGAAGGGGACAACCCGTGCCAACGAGTGAAAAAGTATCCCAGGAAAGAACGGGACCGATTTGTGCAGGAAGAGGAAATGCCCATGCTCATTAAGGTGCTCAATACTGAGCCTGAGAATTGGCAGTGCTATTTCCTGCTCTGCCTCCTGGTGGGCTGTCGAAAGATGGAGGGATTGACCATCAAATGGACTGACATTGATTTCCACCGGGGCGTTTGGCATAAGGGAGAGACCAAAACTAGGATAAAGCACAATATCCCGATCCCAACAGCCCTGTTGGAACGTATCAAGAACCTCCCCCATCATAACGAGTACGTCTTTGCCAGCAAGCGAGGCCACTGGAGCAAGAGTGCAGCGCACCTACGCTGGGTCAGCATACGCCGAGCTGCTGGTATCAAAGATGTTACCATTCACGATCTACGGCGTACCTGTGCGTCCTGGCTGGCTATCCATGGGGAGAACATCGCCTTGATAAGCAAGGGCGTGTTGAACCATACTACCCTGGCGAACACAGGCATCTACACTAGGCTGAACCTCGCACCTGTGCAGAAGGCATTAGAGGCTAACTCCGGTAGAATCCTGGGGGTGCAACCATGAAAGGCTTAACCATAAAAGATGTGACCCTGTGCGTACTGATGGGGCTGTGCCTCATCCTAGCCATTCTTGCTACAGCCTGGTTTATTTCTGAGACGAACGACTTGCCGCTGGAGAGTCGGGACTTGCGAGATCAACAATGAACGACTCAGGTGGTACCAGACCACCGACCAACGGCCAGATATTCTTGGTGTTGTGCCGTGAGCTGTGGATGGCTCTTGGCGACATCAAGGACTGGATTGTGGACTGGCTTAAGGATTGCTGCACGCCACGCCGTTAGGCTTGCCGGTGCTTAGGCTGCGACTACTGGCCTAACAGGTCTCTTGCCATGCTTGCGTAGGTACTTATCGAATTGCTTATGGAGCATGGCAACTTGTTTCATGGGAAGGCCCTGGATGAATCCGAAGTTATCAGATGAACAGCGGTGAGATTGGCGCAGCAGTTCTTCAATGGCTCCACGTAGATACTTGTCCAAGTTAGACCTCATATAGTTCCAGCCCAATCGCACAGGTGTACTGCACAATAGGCACTGGTGTTAGGTAAATAATGCCGTTCTCTCGTAACAGGCCGACACCAAAGCCTAATGCCCAATCCCGATTGGCCCGCACCCGATACATGTAATCCACTTTCGTAACGTCACCAAGCCAACCAAACGATGCTCCGACATGCGGAACCCCTTTGGCGTTACCTTCCACCCTGAACTGCATACGGTGAGTATGGTTGATGACCACGTTATCTTGGTATGAGGCGAGGGCATCCTTAACCGCGTTATCACCAGCTTTCCCGAGGTCATGTGTGGCATACGCTTTTCCCACGGTGGTATGGTCTTTATATTTCGTGATTCTCCAGCCGTGGTCGGAGAGGTCAAGTAACTCGTCGGTACTGATGCAGCCGTGGAGCTCGCCGGCTCTGTCGGCAATGTATCTATCAAGCCTGTTCTCATGGTTCCCTTCTATATAGTCCAGTTCTTTGAAGCCCCAGGATTCCACCCGCCTAAGCAGCTTTTTGGTTTCATGCACTTCATCAAGGAAGGTTTCTTTGCGGCCGGGGTCTTTGGAGTGTGATGACACTGCATAAAAGTCTGGAAAATCTCCTCCAATGACGCATCGGTGGAATCGCACTCGTTCTGCCACCCGTTCGATAAGATCATAGGCCCTCCTATCGTGGTAGGGGCAATGCGTGTCTGGTAGAAATAAAACCTTTTGGAGTGGTTCACCGCCGAGTGCCTTGGCCCATTGTTTGAACTTCCTCAAACGGGAGTCCCCGCAGGAATGTACACTGCGACACAGTAGGAGTCAGCCTCCACACCGTCCTGGTTAAAGCGTTCAGCCTCCTTCGGTCCTTGTTCTTTGCACCATTGCTCGCTCGGCGCGTCAATAGACGGTAGTTCCTTGGAATCACCAGTCCAAAGAAAGTGCAGCGTAATTAGGAGAATCCAGACGGTCATGCTAAGATTATCGCCATGTGGTTGGTTCTCATCTGCAATCTGATTGTTGCGAGTTGTCTAGTGGCTGTTGGCGTTCGTCGCATTAGAGAAATCACAGCTTTTCGCGGCAAGTCTTTAACGCTTCCTTCAGCCTGATATTCTGATCTTCCAAGAGGAACCGAGCTTCCACAAAGCCAGTGCTCACACTCCAGCATTGCTCAGACTTCAGCGGGTCGCAGTTCGTCGTATCCAGCGTGGCTGGGATACTAAACGATGGAATCAGACAACCTGCGGTATTCCCTAAGCAGAAGATCAAGAGCAGCGAAGTCCTTATCCGCCAATGCCTTTTGTGAGGCTTCATGGAGTTTCCCCAGTTTCTTATTGGTAGACCATTCGTGATAGCCGTCCGGTTCCGTGACGTACTTGAAGATGGTGTTAGCGAGCACCGCTAATGGACCAATGGCGTCAATCATGGTATAGTTGTGTCCCCTGGCTTAGTGGGTCGTTCCCATCGCCTTCATGGTCACTCCTGGAGGTGGGCCAGGGGTTCACTTGCCGGCCAGCTTCCTCAGCACGCTTGCGACCACCTGAAAGACACTGTTCTCTTTGACAGAGGGGATTTGCGCTAATGCCTCACTCAGCACGAATAAGGCCCCCAGGACACCAGCTGCGACTTCCAAATACATAATCTGCGGTTGCGGTTCCATAACGTCTCCTATTGTTTGCCGAAGTGACTAAATAACCAGGCTCCAAGCCCTGAGATGGACAAGCTGCCACCGATCCACTTGACCAGGCTGATTTGCCCCTCTACTTGGTCAATCTTTTTCCAGTAGGTAGCATCCTGTTCAGCGTGAGCGTTCATATCCTCCCGAATGCCAGTACAGGTGTTTTCCAACCGCTCAAGTGAATCCCGAATCATGCCAACAACTTGCTCGTCCATCTCACTTCTCCTGGTAGTAATCCCACATGACCAACTGGGGTTTGTCTGCCGCAATGCCGATGTGTACGAAGTCTTTCCCGATCCCAATGCGAGGAATCCCCATATCCAACACTTCCTTGACCATCTTGTAGCGAGTGACGGACCGCTTGCAGAGGATGTCTACGCCTTCCGCTGGGTCGTAGGTATGCTCACTAAACGGCACCCCGCCCACATCCTTGTTATGCTCAGGATGGCGATAGCCGCTGGTAATCGTCAGGGCAAAGCCCATGCGCTTCTCTAATTCGCCTAGATGTTTTTTCAGGATCGGATGCAGATTTTGTGAGAGCCAGCCTGGTTCCATTAGCAATCCCTCAATGGGCCTTGTTTGTGTTCACTGAGTAACATTTCATTTTTCTCATGGCAGTTCTTCTCAATATGCTCGACACCCCAACCTAGGAAGCCGCCTGAACCAACTACGCTCAACACCGCGATGAGAAGCCAGGTCAGTTCCATTTACCGCTCATAAATGACGTTGACTGTTCCGTTATCAAAGGTGTTGGTTCCACCTGTCGTGGTAATGGTGAGCTGCGTCAGTTCAGCTGAGAGCGACTTGCTACAGGCTGAGACGATATTCGTAACCGAATTGCTGAGGCCGAAAGTGCCGCGCCCAATCCAGGCGAATGTGGCCTTATCTGCCAGTTCAAATGTGGCTGTGCCATGGATGATGTTGGCAGCCAAGACGCTGTAAATGAGGAGTCCTGCGGTAGAGTTGGCTCCTGCTGTGGCCCCACCGTTGACCACGGCATTGCTAGACCCAAGATAGCCGCTGCTCTCAATCCCGCCGCTATCACCGAGTTGAATGAGGATGGCATCAGTGCCGTTCGTGGAGACACCGGCGAAGGTCACGGTGACACGCCTGACGCCTGCTTGAATGTCGGTGAAGTTTATGGCAGTACCTGAAGTGGAAGCCGTCAGCGTCTTTTGGGCAATGTTCGCCCGACGCGGAACTTCATTCCACTCGCCGCTTCCATCATTCACGAACTCTAAAATATCGTCAGCCGATACGGTACGGTCAGCGCGGGTACTGAGGACGAGACCGGCAGAATGGGTGAGTGTCGGAGTCGAATCAAATATCAGCTTGACGTAAGGCTGCGTCCCGCTGATGGCCGTAATGGGGCCAGTAGAGCCCGTAACGTGGAACACATCACCGTCAGTCCCAAGCGTGAGCGTTGCCGCTGACGCAATGGCGGTGCCTTCCCCGCTTGGGAAGTTATCTGTGACGGATACGTTATCCCAGGTATAAATCGTGGAGTAATTGACGCCATCGGTTGAACCGTCAATTCTGAACTTGTAGATCCCATCCCAGTAACCAGAGGCAATGCCGGCAGAATCAGACTCGAGCGGTTGAGCAACGGTAGCTGATTTCGTGCGAGTGGTCCAGCCGTTTTGCAGTGTCGTGGTGCCAGCTGCGTAGTGATAAATCTGAAGTGTGTAGAGCGTACCGGAAGAATTGAAAAACGGTCCGAAAGATTTGAATTGTGCGTTAGTTGCCATGCGACTCCTTCAGGAGTTACCGGGGAGTCACTTGGCAGTGAGGAGGCCGGGGGAAACTTAATTATTGTTCGTTCTTAAAGGGCTGTAACATCGTTCCTGAGCCTACTATATCACGGCTCTTTGAGGCAATTCCACTAGCTACAAACGCTGATAGCGCACCTAAGAGCTTAGGGGTAATGGCCCCCTCATTGGTAAATATCTGTCTCACGAATTGCTTGCCACCTGGCATCCTATTGGCTTGCAAAATCATGCCGCCTACGTTCATGGCTTCAGGGGCAAACATGCCAAGCCCCATACCTATTGCTGCACCTGGAGGACCGCCCAAAGCCAAGCCAGCTCCGTAGCCAATGCCACCACCCGCTCCAGCATGGGTCACTCGCTCCCAGAAACGCAAGCTGCCAGCATTCTGGCCAGCCCCTGGCTGGAGACCTGGGATGGTATTGAGAAACTGAAAGAGGCTCTTTATCTCAGCCTGTTCTGACCGTGAGAACGACTGAGAAAACCACTTGCCAATCCCTTCGCTGGTATCGTTCAGCTCATTGATGATCTTCTGTGGACTGAAATCTGTTTGAGCCCCTTGCCCCTTCGGGGTGAATACGGCCTTGTTGATACGTTCTTCGATATCGTTGAGGACTTGTTCTCGCTTCCAATAGTCACGGGCCTGCCCTAATGCAGAGCCGCTATTGTCCAGGTCATCATTGAGCGACTTAAAGAACTTGCCCAGGTATTCCTTAGATATACCGCTGGACTCATCTGTTGCCGCACCAGCCTGTAGTTTACCAATGTCGTGCAACAGGGCCTGCATCTTGGCTGGGGTTACGTTGCCAGAACCAGTAACTAGATCCTCCAGTCCTGTATCCTTTAATACCTTCTCAAAGGCCCGCTGTCCCGCAGGGGTCTGGTTAAACATCGTATTACGCATCTCTTGAAGCACATTGGTCGTATCGGTAAGCGGAATGGTCAGCCCCTCTCTCGTCGCCGCTTCCATAACATCCTTAGCCGACTCTGCCCCGCGATAACCAGCTACCTGCTCCTTAGCCATATTGGGGGCCAATGTTTTTAATCCCCCCGGTAATTTGGCCGCACCACGCAACACATTGGCTCCGTAGCCAGCGACAGGAGGAAGCCCAGCGGCCAGGCCAATCTGCATCAGGCTTGGCTCTGTAATGCCTAGCGCCTGGTTTGCGGCTTCACCGATCCCGCTTCCAATGCCCATCTCGAGTGGAACAAACGGCGCATTCAGAGGGCCAAGTATCGCTGTACCCAAGGCTGGGAGCGCAATGCTACCGGCAGTTGGGAGTGCCGCTTGTTTGGCTACACCAGCCGCTGCACCGCCAATCTGTTCAATGTCCAGCCCAACACGCGAGGGGCTATCGGCTGGTATGCCAGTTTGATACTGCGTCCATGGCCCATCGACCTGTTCTGCCTGCTGGTATTTCTCCCACGGCCCGCCCATTAGTTCACCTTCTCCCAGTTACTTTGTTTGGATGGGTCTCCACCCTTAAAGCGGTAGCCGCCCTGTACTGTGCCGGCCTGTGGCGTTCCAACTGTTCCACCGCCTATCGTCGCTCGTATTTTCCCGCTAGGGTCTCTCACGTTCATACTGTCATTCAGGAACCGCCGCAAACGGGTGAGCTTGCTTCTAATGACTGAATCCTTATCGAACGAATTGAGACCAAATCTACGGGTAATGCTTTTCACTTCGTCAGCATTTGCCGCCGCTCCGGTTTCAGCCCTCAACTTGGCTGAAATCGCATCCTCAATCATAGAATTGATTTCGCGTCCATCCGAGAAAGGAAGGTTGGTAAAGGATTGGAACACCAGGTCACGGTCAATAGAGCCGTCCTTCTTGGTAATTGCTGTCAACACATCGTCCACATTCCTGACGGCATTGCTAATCATTGAGACCTTGCCAGCCTCTTCCATCGTTCCTGGCATCTTGATTTCTACGCCAGCCTTGTTGTGTAGATTGATAATGAGCTGCTGTGGCGCAACGCCTGGGTGCTTCCCAGCAATCTCTCCAGCCAGCCCAATAAGGGCTGAATCGGAGGGGCTTGGTCCTAGCTTCGCGGCACGTTGAGCAAATTCCGTCTGAGCGGTGGTTAACAGTTGTTTCTCAGCTATTTCCCGAGCTTCCTTGCCCTGCTTGTCAGCCAACTGTAGCTGCTCAATGTTCATGTGGGTCTGCCGCAAGGAAGTGGCCCGGTCCTCTAACCGCTGCTGGAGATTTGCGTAACGTGCAAATGTTTCCTTGTTCGGATTCTTGAGGAACTCCAGCCGCACCTCGTTCAGTTCAATCACGCTATTCAATGCTCTCGATTGAGCGTCAACGATCTCAGGTGTCTTGCCTTGAAATTCACCAGTCATGGGTAGGCCAAGTGACAGCCGCTCAAGGTTGGTCGCAATCTCTTGGCGCACCCCTCTGAAATGCTCCAACTCTTTCTTGACCTGGGGAATCTGAGCAAGGCGCTTCTCATCAAAGTCAGGCATACCTGGAATGGTCTCAAACTTCTGCATGATCTTCGTGCGCTCTTGCTGGTTTATAGTCGAGCTATATTGCTCATAGGCATCCATGAGCGGCCGAGCCTCTTCCAACTGAGCCCGTGCGCCGTTCTTTGCGCCAATGATATACTCGCCCTCAACCTTGACCATGGCTCCCTGATTGATGATGGCTTCAGCCTTCGCCTTCTCTAATGGTGTTTGGAAGGCCACTTGCGATGCTTGCGTTTGCGCTGGTCCGAACTCGCTCACTGCCATATCAAGCGCACGGTTGTCATCAGTGCTACCAGCCGCACCGCGTAGAGCTTTTCCAGCATCCAACTTCATTCCTGGTGCAGCTAGTGCAGCCGATTCTTTTAGCGCCGAAGGTGACATCTTCTTGAGTTCAGCCCCATACTGCTGCTGCTCCTGACTCCCCGGCTTCGCCATGACAAACTTCTGGTAGAGGTCAGGATTGGAGATAAAGGCGTTCTGGCTAGGCAGAAGGCGTATCGGAATGCCGGCCACTTCAGCGTATTGCTTCAAGATGGGGTACTGGTCGCTTAATGGGGCTTGTCCCATGGTGGTAGACAGGGCATTGAGCTGCTCCAACCTTTGCTGATGCGCCTGCTGTGCCATCTCAGATTGCTTACGCAATTCAAGGGCTTGCGCGTTCTGGTCCAGTTGTAGCATCTGCATACCAGTCTGCATGGGGTTCCAATAGTCGCTAAGGGTCTTAACTTCAGCCATTTGACAAGCCTTTCAGTAAGGGCGTACCATTATAGACATACAGGAGGTGGCCCATGAGAACTCTACTAGCATTCATCGCGTTGTTGATTGCGTCACCAGCGTTTGCCATGAGCGAGAGTGAGCTGAACTTCTGTAAAGCCATGAAAGATCCCATGCAATGCGTCAACCAGTTTCTTACCGCTGAACACAAAGCGAAGCGCGAAATGGAATACCTGCAACAGTACCTTCCGCAGACAGACAACCAAATGGCCCTAGCCGAAGAACAGACGCGAGGCATGGCACTATTCGGTGCTGGTAATGCCATGATAAACGGCATCAACCAGGGCTTTCGCCCGATGCCGACTCCACCGCCGATGGTATTCCAACCTATGGCCATGCCGTTTCCTCAAGCTGGCAGATAACTAATACTCATAGGGATTGGTTGGCGTTGTTTCCCAATCAATCCCAGCGGTATTAGGTTTGTTCCTGTTCATCAGATTGTTGAACATACTGTAGTTCAGTCCAGCTCCGATGGCTCCAGTTGCTGCGTTACCAATTCCAGTGGCCATATTTGCGTAAGCGTTTCCCGCCCCAATTAACCCTTGCGCCTGAGCATTGCCAGCGCCTACCTGTAGATTGGAGACACCTTGAGCGGTTCCGGTGATAGCGCCTGCACCTTGTGCGGCCGCATTCGCTCCGATCCCAAACATCCCAGACATTCTGCCCCATTGCCGTTCATCTTCAGCAACCATGCGAGCGTACTGGCGTTCAGTTTCTCCAGCTCCCAGTTCAATCAATCCCCTACGCTTCTCTTCCGCTTCAAAGCCCGATCCACTCAACCCTCGAGCGGCAAAATGCCGGTCCATGGTTCGGCCGAGCAACTCAGCCTGGAACTTATACCAGGGGGATTCTTCCATCGGCTGCTTTGCCTGTGCCTGTCTCGTCCCCTGCATCTGCTGCGCCTGACTTAATTGCAGTTCCGACTGTCTGTTAAAGGTTGCCAGCTTTGACTCAGCCTCACGAATCTTCGTCTGAATCGTGCTGAGTTCGGCATGGAATGAGTCGCGCCGGCGTTCGCTGGCATTCTTGCCGGTAAAGGTCTGGTATGTGTCCCACTGAGGAATCGAAGATTTCAGACGGGCTATCTCACCCTCTAACGCTATCCGCTGGCTATCGGTTGAGTTCTTCAACTGCTCTGGTGAGTACAGCGCATTGGTCATGGCGTACCCAGCGGTGAGGCCAAAATTCCTATAGGGGTCTAGGTACGATAAGGCATCACGCCCCGCAGTCTGAGTGGTCTGGATGCCAAGCCTAGCAGCATCTTCCTGTGCCGCCGCTGCATCCTTGGCCGCTCCACTTTGCAGGAGACCGCCTGTCACTGACGCTCCCGCTCCTACTACCGCTGCTGCTGCTATTCCCCAAGGCATCTTAGACCTCCATCGCTGCGACTGCGCTAGCTGTATGATGAACACAGACTAAGCGTGTATTATCTTCCAGTGCCTCAAACTCATGTAGATGGTTCGCTTTAATTTCAACTGCGGTGCCAGCGTAATAGTCACCAACTCTCTCTCCATCCACATACAATCGTGCAGACCCACTCGCTACCAGTGTGGCATGGTCGTATGGATGCACATGCTGAGGAATCTTTACTCCCTCAAATAGCAGGACGGACCGCAAGTAAAGACCAGCTACATTCTCCTGAATGCTCTCAACTAACCCTTCCATACTTCTCCGTTCGTATGCAGACAATAAGAGTGATTCTGTCTCGTACGCTGTTATTCTCAACCCAGTGCAGCTTCCGGTTATCGAACAGCCACACCTCACCTTCCTTCGGCTCAAGTCCTTCCTTGACGCCATCATGCTCGCACCAGAAGGTAGCCCCCGGATCGTTCTGAATGCAGACATAGAACTTATCGTAGTATTGAACATGCCATCCGTCATCGGTATGCGGTGCGATGCCATGACCAGGAGGTATGCGGGTAATGAGCACCCCGCCTAGCATCTCCCCTTCCGTCGCGGCCATCAGGTCAAGCACAATAGGCTTGAGCGATGGAATGACGGCCCAGGCTGGATACCAGACCGGCACATGAGCGTCATTAAAGGTGCGATAGTCGCCACTCTCTTCATACTTCTTCACATCGTTGTAGCGCACCCAAATATCTGACATGCCGCTATGGGGGGTGTTCGGTGCGGTCTTGCGGATGGTATGCTGGTCCCATAGTTCAGGATGTGCAGCTAGCTGGTTCTTCACCCGCCACACATTGGCCCCGTCACCGATCTTCTGAAAATGCGTCATCGAAACACCCTGCAACTCCAGGTCGTTAGCCCTGGATTCACGTCACCAGTCGTATGGGCCATGAGGCGCACTGTCACAAGATCATCGGCACTGACAAAAGCACTCCACATCAAGCCGGCTTCAATCGAACTGTGAGGAGCCAACGCGACCGCCATTCCTTCGTCAGGCTTGGCCCCAGTCACGTTAATGGTAAAGGTCTGAATCGTGCCAGCCGTAATGTTGCCAACGTCCACTGCCTCTGAACCGACTAAGTTCAGGTGCCTATAGACTTCATCGAGCCAATCCAGCATTTCATCTGGGTCTGGTGTGCGCGGTGTTCTGCCTAGGCGCTCGCTCATTCCACGTTCTCCTGAGCATCTACCAACACAAATTCGCAGGCGTCTGTATGGCAGATTTCATACTGTCTAAACTTGTAGGCACCGAGCTTATGTGTGCGGGCTTCTAGGTAATGGTCTCCCACTTGGCCTAACCTCAACTGTCGTTCGTTGCTCCAAGCCCCGTTATGGTTGCGCCAGCGAAGCGTCACTACTGGGTCCGACACATCGCTATTGCCACGCCCCCGCTTGAATCGGAATACAATCTCTGAGGACTTTTTCTCGTTATAGGTGCCATGACTGATGAAGCCAGTACGCCTGAGCGTTCTGATGGGGTTCCCGTCATCGGTGTAGCAGTCAGTCTTGATCTTATAAATACGGCCGTCTTGCCTATCGCCAACTAGATGGAAGTTCCATCCCTTGGCGTAACAATAAGAGTGACCCCTGAAGGCTTCATACTCAGCGGAAGCGGTATTCCAATAGCCCCACTGCGCCCACCCGCCCGTTTGGTAGTTATAGGCGAGTGTGGTCTTACCATTAGGGAAGCTCGTCACGTAGAGCGGGAAGCCTGCGACTTCAATGTTGTCGCTAACGGCATCAGACACGGTATCAAAGCCCTGAATAACTTTATGATAGGGGAAGCTGATGTGTGTGGGGGTGCGGGAGTCCAGCTTCACGAACCGCCGCTTGTTATCCAGCCACATCCAGTTATTACCAACCTGCCTGAATGTCTGCACGGCTGAACAGCCGGTAGGAATTAAGCCGTTCACTCGCCGCACAAACGGCGTCACGCCGTCGTTGTACCAAATCTCAACAGATTCCTCTCCGACAAGCATGAGTTCGGACCAGCCTTCGTAAATACCAAGCAAGTCATCGGGTCTCCCGGCCTTACGAAAGGTATCCGTTGAGGTCCATGAAGTCATATCGTTCGGGTCGGAGAACTGGGCATCTCGTCCACCGGAGGTTGCAATCAAATAGCCATCTAGGGTCGCAAGGTGCGTCACAGTCGTAGGGGCTTGTGCATCGGCCATGTTTGCGGTGCTATTGGTGGTTAGTGGCGTAATGTCCGTTTGCAGGATAACCGTTCCATGCGCTACATACAGGTTGCTTCGATCCGTCGCGAACGAAGCCCTGTTAATCGTTGGGGTGGCACCTATTTGTGAGGTGTCAGTCATTGTGCCATCGCGCTCAATCTTCCACAGTGTCCCATCGTTGTTCACGGCAAGGACAATGCTATTGACCTCATCCCAATAGAGCCCGATGATGGCTGGCAAGGTAGCTGCCAATCCGTCTGTGCCGTAGTCCCCCCACTCCTCAAGCCCTGGTCGCTTCACCGTATGGCCTAGCTCATTCACGTAGCCGTCAATGAGGGCAGCAGACACCCCGTCTAGCTCCACTTCATCCACGTTCGCGTATGGGTCCCCGGTAAGGGGTAATTCCTTCCAGGCCATTAGAAATAGAGAACCTTGTTGTGAATGCTGGTCGTCTGTGCCTGCACCGATCTAAAGACCTTTTCGTGCGACTCATTCCTAAGGCTGCGAAGCAAGTTCACCCGTTCAATAGGCGTGTTATGCCCAGCTGCCAACTCAATGGCGAGCTGCTTCTGGAGGAACAGGGACCAGCCTTGTGGCATGTCTGGGTTATCAGCCGCAGCATCGAAGTCATAGAGAGGCCGCTTCAACTGAAGGCGTATCAATTCAGGAGCCACATAGCTCGTACCGGATGCCCACACTGATGGACCTGAACCGCCCGATTCCCAATACAGGAGATAGTTGGCTCCCGTAATCGGCTTATTCTCATCAGCGGCCGTATGCGCCCGTATGCACTTCCAGGCCGCTGCATCGGTTCCCGTGACTACCGACTGAGTATTGACACTCGAGAGCATCGGCACCACATAGAGCGACTTGCTAGAAACTGTGGTGTTCTCCGTCAGGTAGACGAAACGCGGGTCTCCTGTCTCCGTCTTATTCTCAATCTGCTCATACTGCTCAGTGGTCAACACATCTAACGGTTCATCATTGCCAGAGGTGTTCCGATAGCTGGCGCTCACAATGCTCAAGGCGCTGCTGGAGAGCCCGTTGCTGGTGGTATAGACGAAGGTGTTAGCGACAAGCGTAATGCTGCTTAGGCTAATGGCCCACAGGTGTTTGCCGGCCAAGTCATGCTCACGCATGATGAGGTTGAGCTTTTTAATCCCTGTGTTCAGCAAGTCGGCTGACAGCGTTTCCCCTTCGGCCAATACGCCAAGGTCCTTATAGGCCAGATCAATCAGGTCGTTTCGAGTGACGTTGAAGTTATTGGTAGGCATTAGAGGCTCGCTACCTTCGCCTTGCAGGTTGAAATGGCGCTCTCAATACCGGCGAGCTTAGAAGCCCGCTTCTTCAGTTCCTCATCAGCTTCACGAATAGCCGAATTCTTTGCTGCGGCAAGTTCGGCAATGGCATTTAGTTTGTCCTGGCTCATCGCCACTAATTCCCCGCGTACCTTATCGCATTCCTGCTTCAATTCGCGTAGCGGTTGCACGGCCTTCTCCAGCCGTGCCAATTCCTCGTCACAGGCTTTCTTTGCCAGCGTCATCTTCTCCTTACAGTCCATCTCCACCAAGACCAACTGTTCATTCAGTTCCTTGATGGCCGACTCCTTGGCCTTCTGCTCTGAACGAAGGCGCTCAATTGTCTTGCTCATCTGCTCTACGACAATGTTCAGGCCCTTAAATTCATCTACAGTTGCCATACGTCCCCCTTAAAATCTCTTCGGTCTGGTTGCAATGGATAGGTAGAGCGTCCCGCTTGAAAGTGTCTGAAGCGTCACGCCTGTCACTTCACGCCATACTGGAACATCCTCACTATAGTTGGCTCCCGTCGCGACGAACGCCACAATGGTTTTCCCGGCACCGTCTCTCACTTCGCAGGTATGCCCCGCCGTTGTTCCACCGACCCATCGAGCCCGTTCAATACGGACATTCTCAGAACTTAGCGCCCCAGTCGTATCAAGTTTCCAGGGGTTCATGGTAAGATCGTTAGCCATTATGCTTCGTACTCCTGCACCCAATCGTCTGAGCCATCTTCCTCGTTGCCTTGAATAATGCGGGTCACAGTTGCAGCTTCAACTGCACCCCATGAATCCCCCCAGCTATCCCCCCAACTATCGCCCCAACTACTCGCCATTTATGGCCCCCACTCAGTACCAGCTTGTCCATTTCCAGTCACAAGCACGTCATTGACGTATTGAATGTTGGCATCCACGATTTCCACACGAATGCTCCACAACACCGTGATCGTGCCGGCCAAGGCGTCTAGAGTCGCATCCCAGCCGTGCGTTACCATGAACTGTGGCGAGTACCAGAGCGGAGAGGCTTGCGCCCCTGACAGGACCCACTCCTGGGCCAGCCGTTGCGTGTCACCGGATCGGCACTTCTCATAGAGCCGAATCTGTAAGATGTCGCCTGCCACCATGTCGCTCACATCCAGCACGATCTGAATGTTGCCGTCTGTCGTGTCGGCGTCAGGACCAGCCGTGTCAGTGGTCATAGACCATTCAGTGGTGCTAACGGCTTCCGTACCTGTAAAGAGTTCAGTAATCATAATTACCTAATAAAAGCAATAGAAGGCCACGTCTTGCGCTTCCGCTGTGGTGCTACATTCGGCCCGTACCTGTAACTGCGTCCCGCTGGGAATGCTCACCTGAAACGGGACGGGCGGGAGCGGACCCAGGGTATATTCGTTACCGTTCGTTCCGGCCCACCATTCGCAAATCGTCCCGCTGCCGATCTGTAATTCCCAGTGGTATTGAGCAGTGGTGGTATTGGTGTCTGCGAGTGTCCCGCCGATGCCAAGCATGACCGCGCCATAATGTTTGGATGTCGTACTCCCAATGTCGGCAGCTGTTGATTCAGCCCCGCTATTGCCGGGGGTGTGGCTTGTCCCCTGTGAGGCTAAAATGGATGTCCCGTAGGCATCACAGCCGCTAAACAACGGCCCAGGTATCGCACTCGCCCCGCCGTTCGCGAACATCAGCACGTCAGCGGTATCCACGGTAATCAGGGCTTGAATCCGTCCAGAGACCAGCGTGCCTTTCGGGATGAAGATCGGGAAGAAAATGGGAGAATTGGCCGCATTGACGGCCTGCCGCCAGCCGCACAGGAACTCAGGCACAATGATGTTTTCCTGGTTCGGGCCAATAGCAATATCAAGCATCATGTCCGTTTGTGTCGTCGCGGCGTTGGTGCCGTTGGTCGCAATCCAGAAACCGTACACGTCATACGTGGTCGTCATCAGTGTGGCCCATGCCCCCTTGTCGTGCGGGGTCGCATGGGCTGTTAGCCGCGTGCCCCAAACCGTGGAGGGGGTCGCCGGCAAATTGCTTTGCCAGGTGGCGTGCTGAATGTCTCTACTTACCGCTAACATCAGATCACGACCTTCTGGCGTTCCTTGTTCAGTGAATGATAGATCGGCTTCTCATACGATGCCTTTAACTCCGCAGGGAAATCGGCAGGCCAAACGATGTCAGTGATCTGGCGCGTGTGATAGCCGTCCACCACCTGTGTTTCGTCATACGTAACAGTCACCACATCATTGCGTACAGGACCAGGCGATACCCACTGGATTGGCAGTTGAATCAAAGGCACTGTACCCTCCTGGGCGACCCTGCGAAACAGGATACTGTTCAACTAAGCCTCCCATATCTCAAAAATGAGCGCCCCAAACGCATTGTTGGCGGTCCCATCATTCGGTCCACCGTACTTAATCAACGAATTGGCCACAAAAGTCTCAACCCCCCATGCCGCATCCCAAGTCAACTGCGCTGCCGGTGTAAGGCCACCGACTACAAAAGACGCTTCCTGTGTTGCCATCGCTGTCGCGACTGCTGTGGTCTTAAGCCCGCCTATCGGACAGACACGCCCCTTGACAGTCGCGCCTTCCATCACCCCGAGAAGAATGGATGAAAAGGTTGTCGCCCCATGCACAACACAACCGATCCGCACCAGGACACGACCAGAGGCAGGTACGGTAAACATGATTCTGGCGTTGGTCGTATCGAAGGCTGTCAGCGCAGATGCAGCGGAGCCCTTTGTCACGGCTACCGCAGGATCGTATAATATGCTGCCTAAACAACTCATTGCGGCACCGTCACCCTATCGACCTTAAAACCGTCCTTGTCAAACCGAATGGATTTCCCGCCGACATATGACAGGAGATTGGTATAACTCAGGGCGTCGGCCGACTCCGTGATGGTGTTTTCCTTATCGTCAATCAAGGTGGTATAGCTATTCCCTGCGACCATGCCCATGATGGTAATGGCGGGATTGACCGTGACCGTGTTGAGAATTTCCAGAAACGTAGTTGAGGCAACCCCCGCTTGCAGGGCATTCCCGCCGACAATCGTCAGGTTCAGTGCCGCTCCGCCAGGGCCAGCCCCCTCAATAGTGATCGCCGGTCCTGTGACCGTCGTTTTCTCGCTCTTGAAATCAGTGATTTGGACGCCACCGGCTGAGTTGATAATGCACATAGTGATGGGGTTATCATCCCCGCCCACGCCAAGCATCGAGATTGCGCTATTGAAACTGTCCAGCTTGATCCCGCACACCTCATTGGAGTTGACCGTAATGTTGCGAATAGTGCCAGTGCCGGAATTACTGCCATAGATATACATACCGCTGCCTTTGCAGCCCGTGATGCTCAACTCCTCGACGACACTGGTTTCCCCTTGCTGATAAATTTCGAGACAGTTATTCGCGTTCGTTTGCTGCGCCTTCTGGCCGTCCAACCGAATGTTTCTGAGCGTGCCGTTATGCCACCAGTTCGAGGACCCTGCACTGGAAATCAACTTAATCATTGGCGTGTTGGCATTACAGTTCGCATTGTGGCGAATCGTGGTCCCGCCAGGGCTGTTGCGCCCGTTCCCGATTAGATGCCCGCCTTGCTGGATGGTAATTGTCCCGCAGAGCAGCGTATGAAAGACGGGGCCAAGTATCACCGTGACTCCAGGCGTGATGGTAAAGGCGCTGAGGGTGACTGGATTGGGAAAGCCGGTCGCATCCACAATGCCGCCAACGCCCGATGGAAGCGAGTTGATCGCCGCGTTGATCTTGTCGGTGACAGACGTTCCTGGCATCAGGTGAGCGGGAAGGCTGCTTGGACAGTCAGCGGACGAACAGCGCGGGGTGCCATACCGCTCATCAATCGCCGCTACCGCACCAGATGTCACCCCGAATAGTGCGAGGCCCACTAAGAACCTAAATGCCAATTTCATGTGACCGTCTCCCTTTATGCCCTCGGTTTCCCGAATGCAATCCAACTTACAAGTGAAGTCCCAGTCAACGCACCAGCCTCAGAGATCGTCTCAATGGTCATGGTCGTCCCTGAGAAACTGAACGTCACGGTTTGTCCGACTCCAGTCACCGCGTCCGCAATGGACCCCACCGCGCCATACACTTCGCTGAACTTACTACCTAACTCAACAGTGGCGGTCCCTGAGGCCATCACCGTCACGCCGGTTGCGAATGGGGTGTATTTCCCTATGGTGGGCCTGAGTTCTGCACTTTTCGCTATTGCTGCCATCACGCCCCCCTTTTAGTGCTTACACGTAATGATACGTTTTAGCCCTGTGCCGCTGGTGCTCAGTGAGGTACAGGCGTTCCCGATAATCTCAATATGGTCAGCATCTATCTGTTTGGCCGTCATGTTGGTGACTGAGACAGGGCTTTCCAGCGCCTTGACCCGCGTATCGAGTGCCGCTACTACGTCCTGCCAGCCAGTGTCCACATCCGCAAAGTACCGAGCGACATTGGACGATGGCCCACCGTTCGGCACCGTGAGTTTGTAATAGCCGAACTCCGTAATGGAATAGCTTGGTGGATAGGCCGGGATTTCCTTCAATACCGTGAATTGCCCTGCCTCAGTCGCGCTATACTGCAAGAGCAGAAACCCATCAGCCGTTGGGTCCCAGATGAGCGAAGCCGCCTGAACTGGTGCAGCGAGTAACAGCATGAACAAGAGAATGAGCATTAGAACCCCACTCCAGCCGCCATTGAAGAAATAGTGACGCAGGCTCCACCGCTAGGCGTCGGTGTCGCCAGGGCCACTCCAGTTTGGTGATATTCCTGAAAGCAGTAGGTGCGGCCGGCCGTCACGCTAGAAGTAAACCGAAGAACACTTCTACGCACAAAGGACGAGTTTTGCGTGAGGTCAACGTTCGGAATTGCCGATGCCGTGAACTGCGTACTGCCATCGTTCTCTGTCAGTGCCCCACTCAGGCAACATTCTACGGTCCCAGACACAATATCTTGATCGCCAGTGGCACCGTAAAATGACACCCCATCACTGCCAGCCGAGTCAGGTACAGGGAGCCATTCGCCGGCCGTATCGCAGGACGCACAGCTATAGTAGAGGCGCAACCCTGTCGGGTCGCAGTTCCCAGTGGTACAGTCCACCTGAGTTACAAGTGTCACCGCTCCTCCGACTACAACCGGCATCGTGGCGCTGGCTGCACCGTAATTCTCAGCAGACAGGTCAGTTTTCTTCCGCAGCAGCTGCCATTGATGACCAACCTGAGTATAGGTCCCGGTTGGATCTGGCGTGACTGGATTCCATGCCGTGTAATCGTCCAGCACTTCCTGATCGGTCAAGGCAGTCGCTGCGTAGATTTTCAAGTCATCAGCAGTGGACCCGCCATAATTCACGCTGAAAGTACCAACGCCTACCTTGAAGTTTGAGGCCAAGGTGAAGGATGTATAGGACTTGACAACTTGCGAGCTTGCTCCCTTGACGCCGTTGACATAGAGCGTGGCGGTATCGGTGCCAGCGTCAGCAACGAGGCAAACCCGCGTCCACTCAGCCACAACGGGAAATTCGCTCCCAGTGGTGAACCCTGTGCTTTGAATCCCGATCCCGATTGTCCCGCCAACTTGTCCGAAGTAAAACCGTTGGTTCGTCCCGTTATCTGCGGAGAACCATATCTTTTGCGCGGCGGCGGCGTTATGCGGTAGCACGCCGAGACAGATGGAGAGCGATGATGAACTTGGGTTGAGCCCGCTTCCATACGGCACTGCCAAGTACACTTCCGTTGACCCATCGGGGAAGGACAAGGCATTGCCGGTTTTGCCTGTTGTGACGCTTGGGCTATTCGTCCAGGTGCCGTCAAGGTTATTGGCCGTTTCATCTTGTGCCGTGCCAGCACCGGCTGCTTCATCCATCTTGTAATGCACATGAAGCCCGCTGGCTGGCGGCGTGGTTGGCGTGCCAGTACACACATTGGTAACGGCCTGACTACTGGCCGCAAGTAACCCTTGATTAGCTGGGTCATCATCCTCGCCAATGTAGGCACTATTAGTCAGATTCCCTGGCGTATAACTCCATGTCCAGGTCTGACCGGCTGCACACGCATTGCCAGTGATCCCTGAAATCGTCAACCGAATGACCGCATCGGAGCCGCTTTTCCGTTCAGCAACAACCGTCCATCCAGAACCGCATCCTGTCCCGGTGCAATTCACGCTAAACCCGGTTATGGACGATGATGGAATGACGGGGACATCTTTTGTGTTGCAGTTGATGTCCATGACATTGGTATCAATGGTTGCCGATGTGCAGGTCCAGGCATCGTGCGCTCCTTGGTCTGTCGTGCCACTGTAGATAAAGTCAGTTTGCGCCGTCCCTGCCCCGATTGCAGCGGAGCCAGCCTTGAGAGTGAAATCCCCAGCTGCCGCGTTCGTCACATAATCAGAAATCGAGCCAGTGTCCCGATTGGTCGTGAAGGTCGCGTCTGCGACTTCGCCACGAATCAGATTGTTGCTGAGATTGCCCAGTGTAATGTTATTGGCGACGAGATGCCCATTGCTGGCTACCGTCATAATGGCGATGCCGTACCCGCGATTGTTATACACGGTATTATTAAAGACTTTGGAGTTGGCAACGAGATTGCTAATAATGATCCCGCCTGCAATCGTTTCGTTCGTGGTGCCGTTGCCGTAGACTTCGTTTTCATAAATCTGGAGTCCGGTGATTCCCGCTGATGCGCCCCCTGAATAGGCAATGATGCCGCCGAATGGCGAGACGGTGCCACCGCAGTAGTTATTCTCGTAGACTTTGTTATGCCGAATAATGACGCCAGCAAGCGGGCCACCGCCTGAACCAGTGGACGTATTCAAGTGAATCCCGCCGCCTGGGTTGCCGTTAAACGTCGAATGCTCAACTAGGAGGGTGCTCCCGCTGAACGCATAGAGCCCGTAGAACCGATGCGTGCCTGTCGTAGCACACTGGCTCACTTGATCGTGGCTATGGACATTTTGAATCTTGACGTTGGTGAACCCTTGCAGGTACAGCCCGTTGTACTTCATCCGTTTCGTGGTGACATTTTTGATGGTGTACTCATAGGCGTTCTGTAAGTGAATCCCACCGTTCGAGGTGCCATACGTGTTGGCGTTCAGATTCACACCGTCAAACACCAGCCCATCAATAATGAAGTGATGGTTGACACTGCTGACAATGAGCATTCCCGAGGTGGGAGCAATCGTCGCCGTTTCACCAGGGAAGGCCGCAATGGTCAGATAATTCGTACCGCTCCCAGCCTTAGACCCTGTGATGAGATTGATGCTGGTTGTATAGGTGCCTGAGCGAAGGTAGAGGATGTCCGCTGATCCGTTAGCGAGGCAGGCGACACCTTCGGCAATCGTGTTATGCGGCGTGCTTGGATCTTGCGCGTCAGTACAGTTCGTTCCAGTCCCAGACGGCGACACGTAATAGGTCGTGGCGAATGCCGGTGTGCCGAGAAGGACCAGCAATAAAATGATAATTCCTAACATGCGTCTCCTACTGAAAAAGAATAGGGGCCACGGCCCGCCGCGTTGAGGCCACATTCCCGCCACCGAAGTTGTCAATCACGGCAACCGTGTTGCTCGTATGGTTCAGTTGAAGGCCGATATAGCCACCAGCAGAATAAGTGCTGTCCGTTCGGCACCCCACTTGAGTCCACCCTGCTGCATCGTTGTTGAAATACGCGCATATTTGATCGCCAACAGCGGTGGCCCCTATCGCGTCGTCAGGATCGCCAGCTTGGACAATGGAGGACCCTAGGAGCGTTTCCACGCCGTTATCGAGGCGGCTAATACGAACGGTGCCGTTGAACCAGCACACGTCATACCCGTCAGTCGTGCTACTCCCAATGTTGGCGAGACGGAGAAACACGCAGCTATACGTCGCTGTGCCGCTCGCCAGGATCATCGTCAAATAGGCTTCTTGGTTCGCGTTAAAACTCGCCGCGCTGTAGTACGCATCGGCTTCCACTGAACTGCTCGCCGTCGTCCCTCCGTTACTACGAATACGAATGCTGGCCGATGTCGCACCTACTAGTGGCGCATTGGTCCAGTTCCCGTTCGGCGGCGTGGTGTTGTCTGCCCCGGTGAAATCTTCAAGGACTGCGTTATCAGGAAACGCCCATGATGGAGTGACCCATAGAACCAGGAATAGTGCTAGAGCGGCTTTCATCTAGTCGCTCCTCGATGTGATGCTGTATTCCATGTTGAAACCGAGAATGTGGAGAGTCGCCATTGCTGTTGTGGTTTCAGTCGCTACAACATATTTCCAATACAGCATGTCTCCACCAGCCAGCCCCGTTCCTGCACACGTCGCTGCGGCTGAAGTCGTCATATCGTTACTCCCAGACCCAACAACCGCTGCATCGTCAAGCGCGACTGTTGATCCGTAGGTGCTGCTTGGCGCTTCACCATTGCTGCGGGCTTGGCAGGAAATATCTCCGTTGAGGATGTTGGTATCCGCTGCGGTTTGCTGATAGACCTGAGTAAACGTAACCGTCCCGCCGTCCCACGAATCCGGCATCCGCACAGAGCCGTAGATGGTAGAGCTAGCGTTATCGGCACAGATGATGGTCCAGAGTTTTGGACCGCTCGCAACTGGCGTTGCCTCTGCTGGGGCAACACAGTTCGTTCCATCCACAGAGAGTGACCCTGCACCGAACCAAATACTTTTCTTGGGACGGTAGGCCGTGGCGTAGGTCCACATCGCCAATGTAGAAGCTCCGTCAGGGTCTACCGTCTCAATGCAGCTTGTGGACTCAATATCGTAGAGACACCAATTAAAGTTGGTTGGAATGATGGTTTTTGTATCAGCGTCAGTGCATGGCCGTACTTGCGGCCCAAGCGTGGCATCGGTATAGAGACAGATTGGCGTGGTGCCATCACCAATTCTCACGGCGTTCGCTACACTGTTCGCACCGTCAATCGTCTTGCCCTGGTCGAAGGCTTGGTCTAGCGTTTGTGTTTCAGCGGTGAGGACATCCACCCACGTATCCGTGGTGTCGCAGTAATAGAGCTTTGACCCGCTCGTTGCATCAGTATCCACATACACATCCCCAACAGTGCATGAAGCCGGAAGGGTGTCGCTGCTGGAAACAGCCGTAGCGGTCCCGCTACTGCCACCACCTGAGCCAGTCCCAGCCTTCGCCACAGTCACCAACCCTTTGACCGTCACGGTGCCGCCAGTGTAGGCAGAAACCCTCACGCGAAATTGCGCCATGCCAGCCACGTTGCATTTATAGAGACCGCTAGCAGTCGCCGTGGTTACGAGCGCACCCGTTGTACTGGCAATCGAGGTGCAGGCGAGACTTACCCAATTTGACCCATCGGTGGTGCCCTGAAATGCCACGGTTGCCGTATCGGTAATGACAATCTGTACGCCAATGGTTGACCACCCAGCTACGGACAGCGCGGTTCCGTCAGCAGTCGCAGACACACCATCCTGAAACACATGCACAGGCTTATATTCCTCAGCGGCCCAAACCGGACCAGCTAAGATGAGGCCCAGAAGGACCCCTAAGACTATTTCCCGCATAGATCCTCCTGACTCATGGCAATGACTAACGAATCCCCGTACACACGGATGTCATCGAGTAACCCTAGTGCTTTCCCGATTTCCCGCAATTCAAAGAACTGTTGAGCGAAGGCGGCGTAGTGCATCGTCGTCGTAAACTTGCGGCCGTCAATCTTTACGGGAATCACAGCACCCAGTTCACCAACGCCAGCAATGCCCTTGGCGTAATGCCCTGCCGTCACATGACAATCGAAACCAAAGAGGTGCAGCCGCTTACAGCCCAGCATCATCGCGATGGACAGTGAGCACAGCACAACGCTTCCCCCAGTGTTGATGAGCGCCCTCTTACTGGAAGGCGAAACCCCATCAAGCTCCTGGTCCGTAAAGCCTTTATTGGAACTATGGAAGAGGTAGACGGACTCCCCGTTCAGCGCATCCAGCACTGACGGCCGGCACTGCGAAGCCACAAGGTATGTCAATCCATCAGGAATGGTCTCAAAGGCTTCCACCACATCATCAGACGCATCCTGAGCAACCACATAGTTGGGTGTAAGCCCATGCTTCGTACACCACGGCAACATGCGTTCAATGGCGAGCATGACGCCTCCAGCCTGTTGCTTGGCCCGAATCGTCTCAACCTGCGTCTCTATTGACGGGCCACCGCCAATCACGATGGCTTCCTGTCCCGCGTGCTTGTTAATGAGGTCAGCGATGTCAGGAAGGTTGCGAGACATCGAGTACGCAACAAAACTCTTGCGTTCAGCTAAGGGAAACTTATTGACGCCGCGTACATGCGGAAGAACCAGCGTGCCTTTCTTCCAGAGATAATTCTGAATGTCTCTGATGAATCGTGCCTGCGGTCTGTTTGATTTCTCCCTGAAGCCATCAGCCTTCTTCCACAATGACGTAATCGAGTGATCGGCCCTCAATTCCTCAAAGCCGCAGCACTCCATCACGTAAATCAGCGTCTCGGCGGTAAACTGCCACGGGTGAGCGTTCTGGAATACGCGGTCCAATTCACAAGCGAACAGACCAGGCATCGACACGTAGAGCATCCCATCGTCACTGAGCAGGCCATGTATGCGCTTCAACATGGACTCAATGTCGGTGGCATGTTCCAACACATGATTCATCAGAATCAGGTCAGCCTTGGTGCCCAAAATCTCCAAGGTCTCAATCGAACCAACCTCAATAGGTAAGCCTCTTTCGCGCCCGAACGACACCCGCTCTGGTCCGTAATCCACGCCATGCACTTGTGCGCCGGCATCAAGAAATGGTTGCAACCACGCTCCGGCATTGCAGCCAATATCGAACACAGTGGTAGGCTTGAACTCGTACTGCTCGACTAAGTAATTGCGGAGGGCTTCAGCGATTTGCTGTCCATGGGCGAAGTCCTCTTCGTTCGAATCCTCGTCCGTGTCGTAAATGTGGCGGTATTCTTTTTCATAGAACTGTGCGTAACTGTCCTCCGTCATGCGCGGATTGGCGTAGAGAATCCCGCACTCCGAGCACATACGCATCTTGTGGTCGAAGCCGTACCGATCAAATTCCGTGACAGTCTGGGCTTTAGTGGAGCCGCAGAAGCACGCTACAGGTTCCGTTTTATAGACACCCGTAGCGAGCTTCCTCTTAACGCGGCCGATGTAATAGGCTGCGGCTGGAGCAATAGCAGCCTCTACATGGTCAGACCTCATTCGTTACGCCTGCCTCGTCGGAAGACGGTCGAATGTCAGGTAGATGTAGCCCGCACCAGCGGTGCTCGAGCTGGTCGTGTTCTGGTACACAATGCTGGCCCCAGACGTGGAGTTTGCACGGTAGTATTTCTTCCGTGCATACGTGCCAGTCGCATTCGCCAACAGCGCACCGAACAACCCAGACGTAGACACCAACGCTTCTTCTAACAGCGTGATCGGGAAGCCAGTTGTGGCTGCCGAGACGCCATCAGCAAAGCCGTCAGGATCGGTAGATGTCCCGATGTCCAACACGCCTCCCGTCATGGCGGTAATCACATCAAGCTCGATGTCCTTCACCAACATAGCCGCTGAAATCGTGAAGCCGCTGTTGACAACGGTTTCAGAAGCGCCTGAGTAGGTGTAAGGGACCACCAGCTTGTAGAGGAACTTGTCAGGGTCCACATCAATGCGGTGCATGGACGGTGTGACCGATTCGCAGAAGAACGAATGGCCGCTTGCCGTCAGGACTGACAAATCCAGCGAAGTCACGCTGTTCGCTGTCCAGAACCGAATGACGCCATTGGTGAACGTCATGGGATTGGAAGCCGATGTGCCGTTTTCATCGCTATAGATGGTCGCTTCTGCCGGCGAGCCATCCGTTAATACGTTGCAGACACCAGAATCGTCATCAATGAAGCCGCGAGTTCTGGTGTTGAATAACTGAAAATACCACTCTGTTTTGCTTGCTGACATTTAGTGTCTCTTTCTTTTGTATGGGCCTCACGCCCCGGCTTTCGCCCCCCGGTGAGGCCCAGACGGTTATATTTTCTTCACAAACGCGATGTAGCTGAATCGGTCAGCACTCGCATGTGTCGCCGTAAACGTGTTCGCTGAAATCGTGTCAACGTACACGGCTGTCGTACTGGTGGACCCTGACACCATCACATCGGTAATGATTTCCCCTGCGGGAAGCGTCACCGTTGTCGTGGTACTCGACCCCCCAGCATTGCCGTGGTAGAACCCCAGCAATCCGCTAGGACCGACACCGCGAGCTGGACCAAATGCACTAGCTGCCATAGTCCACCTCCTTAGTCGGCAACAGCGGCCGCGAATACGTGGACAACGCCGTTGTCCTCGTCACTTTCGCCGCTCACTGAGTTGCGTCCGTAGACAATCTTCTCGATGCCACGAATCTCATGGAGTTCGGCCACATAGTCGTGACCCAAATCCTGTGAGGTATCTTCCGTGAACTTCGATGTTTGACCCCAGACCACCGCACCGGCCTGCGCTCCCATGAGCAACCCATGGCCGCACTGAATGGTCGAGGACACCAACTCCACCCGATCCCACTCGTAAATCAGCACGCCGTTCCAAGAGCCCTTGAAGCTGGCTCCCGTGTAGAGCACATGTCCGTTCCCCTGAATCGGAGGCACGTTCAGTTGTGCGTTCTTCCACGATGCATCGTCCGTGATGAGGTCGCGGATGCTGTACGGGTGATGAACCGAAATGAACCACTCTTGGAAGGACTGCCCAACCTGCACCTTCATCGGGCGAATCCTGGCTGTGGCATTGACCGGAATAAGCGCCTTGCGCTTCGCAATATCCAACATCCCAGTCGTCAGCTTGTCGCTGGTGTTGTCGATGTTGCCGAGAGCGGTTGTATGGGTCGCGTTCCAGTTGGAATCCGCAGCCCCATAGAGGTAACGACCACGGACACGGCCTGAGCCTGTGTCAATCATGGCCGTCATAATGTCGTCCTCGAGCTGTTGCTTGGATTGGTCAACGAGGGCTTCACGAACCTGCATCAGCACATCCCAAGGGACACGCTTCTGCGTCATCGGCACATCTTCGACTTTGACCACCTGACGGTCATTGTCGATGGTGATGCGCTGTCCGTAGAAGTCCACGCGGCCTTCGTTCCCTTCGCCTTTATTGCGTCCGGTAACGTGACCGCCTTTGAGTTTTGAGCGAATGCCAATCGTGATGGCATCGCCTGGTTTCTTGTTCAGGTCCATCTTGACCTGAATGGGCATATCTGAGCTTTCGCCCATGATGTGCGCCCACCAGAGCTGTTGGAGATATTCTGACTGTATCCCGGTCTCCCACTGTTCAGCGGTAAGATCGTGACCTGTCAGGACTTCGGTGTACGACATGGTTTACGTCCTTCTACTCAGGTGCGCGAAGCACCCCATGGAAAGACTTGTTTCAAGTCCAATCGGGTGGGGGCATCGGCCTTTTGCGCCGTGCGGTCCACATCACCCCTGACGTTTCCTAGAGTGCTCGTCACTGGTCCCGGCTTCGGTTTCAAGGAAGTCAGGATTTCCTGAGTAATTTTGGGTTTGAGTTCTTCTTCAATTCGTTTGCGAATCTCCTCAGGAGTGCGGCCATACTTCTCACCGTCTAGGTGTTCCTTGACGACGGCGATGGCTTCCAGCACTGGGGATTTCGCTTCCATCACTCTCGCTCGAATCAGAGGATTTGCTTGCAATTTCTGATAGAGCGAGTCCTCAGCCCACACGGTCTGCATGACATACTCCTCCCCGTACTGCCTGACGGCCGCATCGTGCGAGGACTCAATACGTCCTCGTACTTGTGCATCGGCGCTTTGCTGTTCGGGGGAAGGGAGTTGTGGGGGTTCATAGGTGCCGTCAATCTTTTTCTCGACGCGCACCACAGCTTCTTTGAGTTCTTTTAATTCTCGTTCTGCTCGCAGCGCCCTTTTATGTTCTTCATTCGCCCAGGACTGGGTGTCCTTAAGACGCTTTTCGAGGGTGTCTTTGTCAGTTTGCCGTTCAGCTTTTTCAGGTTCTG